TAAACTATTGTGATAATGGAGACGAATTAACGATAGCAATGATGCTTCAGTTACAATCTCTATTTATCAACATTGCAGCAGTAGACTTCGATTATGACTACGATACTCAAGCTTTAGAAGTATCAGTTATGGAACTTGGAACAAGACTATCATCACTGGCTCTAACTAGAGAAGGAGTTTAATATGGATTTTCCAGATAAATTATATCATGTAGACTATGATGACATTGAGTTTGAATGCATAAACAAAGACTATAAGAAGGGTGTTGCATATTATGCATCTATGCACATAAACAAGATCTACTATTTCACAAGAGGTAGTGTAGATAAACGTGCACCTTGGTTCTCGTCCTACAAGAAGCTACTTGAATACAAAGTTAAGCACTACAGCGAATTACTTAAATTTGAGGAGCAACTCAATGATTGAGTGGACGTACGATGGTGAACCAGTTAGTGAAATACCAGATGGTGCCATAGGTTTCACGTATTGCCTGTATTTTGACGATAATACGATGTACATAGGGAAGAAGTTGGCTAAGACAACAAAACGTCTTAAAACGCTTAAAAATGGAAAAAAGCGTAAAGGTCATATTAGATTTACCTACAAAAGAAAAGGAGGCAAAAATGTGCCATATGAAGAAATTGAAGCAGACACTGATTGGCGTAAGTATGAAGGCTCTTTCGATCGTGAAAGATTTGAATCAAGCATAGTTGTATCGAAGGAAATTTTACAATTCTTTTCTTCAAAGAAAGCGATGAGCTATGCTGAAGAGTTTGAGTTATTTACAAGAGAAGTTCTGCTGAAGCAGTACGTTTATAGAAATTCAAATATTGGTGGTAGATACTATCCTGGAAATGTAGAGGAGGGCAAAGAGTGGACAATCCAAAAAAAGGAATAGAGTATACTCATAAGAAGATTGGAACCAGTGGATGGAAAGTTATTCAGATATTGCCAGATAGAGAAGCTATTGTTGTACATACTCAGACTGGTTCAAATATTACTGTTGGGTTTAAGGAGTTTTCTGATATTTTTGAGACCACAAAAACACAAGGAGAATAAGTGACAAGAGAACAAAGAAACGATCAGATAGAAAATATAAGGTCTGAGTTATCAAATAGCGAGAGAAGAGCATTTCTTGCTATCTCTGCATTGGTTGGAGACACAACCAATGTACCGTATGAGCTTGACTGGGACGAACTTAGTGAAGCAACTCTATTGGAATACGAGGATGTTGAGTCAATACTTGATTATATGGTTGACTTAGATGTTCTAGTTAATGTTGACTATGCAAACATGGAGATAACATGAAAAAGAAATTTAACTCACTAGTGTGCAGGGTTGCATTTACTGATACGGATTTTAATAGACTATGTGAACTGTTGCAAGTAGACAGTAGCATCTATGGATTCATTGAAGTTGACGCTACGACTGGTGAGGTATCAACTCCAGAAATTGTTTTATGCGACAGTTATGATTATTATCTTGAAGCTGAAGTTGCAGGATTCATTATTAACCACATAATCATAAATCAAAGTCTAATTATTGATGATGTAGACGAATTACTTGTTGACATGCATATTGACAATTGTAGCAAAAATGAGTTACTTGATACGCTGCATGATTCTGGACTGATATATCTTCATGAAAAGAAAGCATTTATATCATCGCTAGTTGATATAATGAATTTTTACAACGAAAATAAGGAGACATAATGAATGTCACAAAAAGAGACGGCTCAAAAGAGGAGCTGTCAACAGATAAGATAGTAAAGAGCCTGTCATGGGCTACAGATGGATTAAGTATTTTGAGTGAAGATATTGTATCTGCTGCAAACCTGCATCTGTTTGACGGTATATCAACTGAATCTATTCATGATACAATGATAAAGGTTACAGACGATATGTCTGAACTTAGGTCGGACAAGATTGAATATGATACAGTATCTGCAAGACTGCTAATGCAAAAGGTGTATAGAGAAGCATTTGCTGGGAACAAGCCACATAGCCTAAAGTATATGATTGAGCAAAATGTTGAGCTTGGAGTATACGATAGCGATCTATTGAGCAAGTATTCATCAGATGATATTGTTGAGCTGTTTGAATATATTGACTTCAATAGAAACTTTACATTTACGAAAGCAGGGCTTCAGTCGCTTATTGACAAGTACATGATTAAATATGATAACAAGCTTGTTGAGGACCCTCAAACAATGTTTATGGCTATTTCTATGGCAGTATTTATTGACTATAAAGGAAGTGATAGGCTCTCAATTATTAAAGATTTGTATGATGCACTTGCTACATTTAAAATCAGTTTTCCAACTCCAATGATGGCAGGATTGAGAACAGGATCATATAATATTGCATCATGTGTGTTGGTAAATACAGGAGATTCTATTGAATCATGGACATCAACATTCAGTGCAATAGTAGAGCATACTTGCGCTTCTGCTGGACTTGGTGTTGATGCATCAATGGTCGCATCTATTGGCGATAAAGTTAAAGATGGAAAAATATCTCATTCTGGAAAAGTACCTCTATATAAAGCAATGGATGCACTGGTTCAGACTAGCACACAGATGAATAGACGCGGAGCAGTGGTTGCACACACATTCTTTTGTGACCCAGAGATTGAAACTATTTTATCTCTTAAATCTCCAAAGCTTGAGACAGCTAAACGTATTAATGACTTGAAGCATTCTATCAAGATCAATCAGTATCTTATGGATAGAGTTATAAACGGTGAAGATATCTACCTTATTAGTCCAAGAGTTGGAAAGCTTATGTATGAGAACATTCATGATAATGAGATGTTTGCAGCACTCTATGAGAAGCATGTAGAGACTGGTTCATATTCATCAAAGATAAATGGACGATGGAAAAGCTTCTTGAGGCTCGCTTTGAGAATGGTGTATACTATCTATTCTTTGCTGATAATGTTAATGATGCAAGTCCGTTTAAGGAGACTATTTCTCAAGGGAATCTGTGCATGGAATGCCTATTGCCAACCAAAGCCTTATCAAAGAATGAGAGCAGTCCAGACATTGCAGTATGCGTATTGTCAAACATTAACATGGGAACAGTTGACAAGAGCGAATTGCAACACTATACAAAACTTCTTGTGTATGCATTAAATGAGGTTATTCATAAGCAGGATCATCCAACAGGACAAGCAAATGCTTTTATTGAGCAATATGCGGCACTTGGTATTGGAGTGTCAAATGGAGCATATTTTCTTGCAAAAAACGGTGTAAGATATGGAACCAGCAATGCATTGGTTCTTGTAGATGAGTATATGGAATCGTTTATGTACTACCTTATCATGGCAAGTGCAGAGTATTCAAGAGAGTTTGATGCTTGTGCTCCAAAATTTCATAAAAGTAAATATTCAAATTGGAATTATGTTGCAGGATTATCAAAACGAGTTTGTCCTGAAAATATGAATACTGGACTTTACTGGCCAGATCTTGCAGATCTTGTAATTGAGAATGGAATGGCAAATCTTGCTTTATCAATGATTCCTCCTGCTGAAAGTTCTAGCCTAATAGGAAACATGACAAGCTCTATAGAGCCGATAAAAGAGCCTATGACTGTTAAAGACTCTAAGACTGGGCAGATTAAGCAATATGCTCCAGAAGCGCTTAGATTAGTAGATAAGTACGATTATGCATTTGATACAAAGAATATGACAGAGAGATATATTAAAACTGTTGCAGTATTTCAGAAATGGGCTGATCAAGGTATTAGTGCTCAAACATTCTACAATCCTGATCTATATGAAAACTCAAAAGTTCCAATGCAAGTTATTTGGGATGATATTAAATTAGCAAAAGAAGAACGTTTGAAAACTTTGTATTATAACAATGTGTTCGTTGCAGACAATGAGAACCAAGAAGAGTGTGAAGGATGTACGGTATGATTTTAAAAAAAGACTATGTATCAATAGGTATTGTTGAATTTGAAAAAGTTAACAATGCAACATTTCTGAGATCAGATGCAGTAAACGTTGTAACAGAATCAGGAACAGTTCATCAGGTAACAAAAAGAGAAGATACTGATATTATTGTAACGCTAATTGATTGTGGTCAAACAATATTTGATGTGGTGCTAGAAAAGCTACAAGGAGATAAAAATGATATTTAAAAATGAAGTTATTGACTTCGAGAATGAGCCATTATTTTATGGCTCAGGACGCAATATAAGCCGTGTTGACTTACCGCTTGAGCCTTTTATTGCAAAGATGACAAAACGTCATTTGAGTCAAATTTGGTTCCCTCATGATATAGGTTTAAAGCAAGATGCTGTTGACTATGTATCAATGAGCGACAACAGAAGAGAGTTTTTCTTAAAGAATTTGAAATTTCAAACACTACTTGATAGTGCTGCTGGAAGAGGTATTCTTGAGACATTATTGCCTGTTACTACATCGCCTCACCTAGAGACCTGGTTCACTGTACATGGTATGTTTGAGAATGCTATTCACTCTGATAGTTATGCAGAGATTATTAAGGCTTTGGGTATAGATTCGTCAGTTGTGTTTGACGACATTATGGTAAACGATCACATTCTAAAACGTGGAGAAGATATTGTTAGCGTGTTTAACAATATGCACCAGGTTGCTGCTAAATGGTCAAAAAAGCCTATTGTGTCAGATAGAAAAAGAGAAGTGCTTGTAGAAACATTATACATGCTAAATATACTCGAAAATATTCTGTTCAAAACTTCATTTATCTGCTCGTTTGCTTTTGCGGAGAATGGAGTAATGGAAGGGTCAGCAAAGATATTGCAGCTTATTTCACAAGACGAGATCCTGCATTATGGAATGACTGTATATTTGCTTAAACGGCTAGCAAAAGACAATGACTATGTAGACATTATTGCGAGCAAGAGAGAATGGGCAAAGACAATGTATAAAAGAGCGTATGAAGCTGACTGCGAATGGATTAGTTATCTGTATGAGACAGATCCAGGACTTATTGGATTATCTGAGAACATTCTTAAGACATACAGCCTTTATAACATAAGAGACACAATGCAAAAGATTGGACTTGAACCAATTGGTGTTGAAGTTGACAACCCTGTTCCATGGGCAAAGAAGTACATGTATAGTGGAAACGTGCAAACAGCGCTAAACGAAACCGATGGAGTAAACTATTTGTTTGGTGTACTTGATAAAAATATAGAAAAATGGTAAAGGAGGATAATATGGGAAAGAAGATTTCTGGAATCACAAATGCTATAATCACTATCACTGCTCTCGTAGTTGTGTATACTGTTATACTCAAAGTAGCTTGTGCACACTCTAAGATGTGCTGGTAACATATTTGAACCAGGAGGTGTGATATCTCACTGGTTCACGATTGTTTAATGGTATATCTTAAACCATGTGTCTGTGTCAAAGATCCCTAATGGCATGCTCATGTTTGTTGACACCAAGTCACCAATAACCTCAATTGGATCATCACCTCTCCATCTGTTAACTATGTTTTCTGCAGGAGTATGATCTGCAAGAGTGTCAAGAGGATCTGCTACGTTAACACTTGTTCCATGCTGAGCTGCCTGTTGAATAGCTACAGCGTCAGGAGATCTCTTTATGACTTTCCAGTATGCTTTATGATGCTGAAATAAGTACTTAAGGAACTGTATACCAGCAACCCTTTCTACCCACATTTGAAGACCAGATACGTTGTATCCATAATTGATAAATTGCTCATCAACGAAATCAAGTATATCTTGCATTTCGCTTTTTGACAGCTGTCTCTTAAGTCTATTTTCTTCTTCTTTTACTCTTTGATCAAGAAGGATCTGTCTTGCTAATGTGTCTGAATACATAGTAACTTTAGTTGCTAGTTTATGGGCAGTTGTCCCTTTTGATCCATAGAGCAGTGCTCTCATTCTTGCCATTTCAGCAGGAACTCTAAACTTCCACTTATTATCTTTTAATTCTCTCTCTACTGCAATTATATGATTCTCTACTTTTCCTCCTTTTTCTGCCTTTCTTCTATACGCTTCAACAACAACCTGTGTGTAGTATTCTCTATCATGCTTTCCTTTCTCTGTTAAGTCATAGATTAATCTATCCAAATACCCCTCTGGTTCATCCGATAGGTCCTCAATCATAGCAGTGAATTGCCCATCTTTTACGAGTGTTGCAAATTTGTGATTATCTAACCTGCTAGTTACTAGCTTAAGTTTATCTCCAACATCCTCTCCAAGCGTCGACCTGATTGCTAGATTTGTTCTCTCTTGACTAAGTTTCTGATATTCATCAAGAAGAATCCAATTTGACCTGAACTCTTTTATGTATCGATATGGATTTACACCATGTGACCATAGAAGCATCATATTTGATTCCATGTTACCGATAGATATTTTTGGGTCAAACAATATAGCAACTGTCTTGTTTTTGCTTAATATCTCTCCCCATATTTTCTCTATAGTTTTTATTGCTTTTCTTATCTTGTAGCTCTTAAATACCAATCTGTTTTTCTTATCGTTATCTTTGCCGAATGGCAAAATGTCGCTATATGTCAGATTTGATAATGATGCAGATCTAGAACCAATCATCAGCTCAAGAATCTCGTCTGGTAGATGCAGTACGCCATCATGAATATCATTTATGTACTTCTTTACTGTCGGGTTTAGCTTATCCCATATATCCTTATTTTTCTTATCAGACACTTCAATGAATTCACTCTTATCATATTTTTCATCGTACTTAGAATCTCTGTAGAACTCTTCTATCACATCAATTGCCTTCATGTTGTGAATGTACGTCTGTCTTGCATTAATGAATCTTTCTAGTGTATATGGCATTTGTGACATGAAGTCTTTTGGAGCCTCAATATTGTCCATGTCTTCGTCAGATAATGGAAGTATCCAATCAACAATTTTTCCTTCGTTGTCATATTTTGGCATAAGCTTTAGTCCATCTTCAGACTTAAACACTTCGTCAATATTTGTCATCATTTTCTTTAGCACTGCGCTAGTGAACTGAGCAGATGTCATATCTTTGTACAGCTTATCATCTCCTGTCTTTTTTGCATTGTATAGTGCAGTTATCAGTGATCTGATACCGTTACCTCTTATGCCAATTGTTATCGAACCAAGCACGCCGTCTTCGTATGGAACAGAATCCTCACCATGCTTAACTCTGTAAAACTTTTCACCATACAGTTCAAAACTATCAAGAAGCTCTATTTTCCCTACACTACCTTTAAATGATCGTATATCATCACTGTGAACCAATGAGATCTGGTATTTTGCTGCAGTAGTGTTTCTATCAACAAATCCATACGGGATTGGGTCGTATGTTTTCTCAGTTATGTACAACGTATCTCTATATCTGTTTTTGATCGTATCATACATTTTTGTTATGTTTTTAACTTCATCAACAAGAGCAGGATCGCTGTATAGCTTATCTATTGCATCAACTTCGTCATCATTCATATACTCAATTGATTTCAATGTTACATATTTCTCTGCAAGCTCAACGATTGAATCAGGAACACCAATAGACTTACTTGCAACTCTAGCGTCAACACTATAATATCCTAACAGTACATTCTTTGG